TGGAGCGGACAATCCAAATGGCGAATTACCGTCTTATATCACTGGCGCTGACACTTCATCACCTCCGGACGTAAATCACCATCCTTTGGTGCATTCAGAAACGCGTTCAGTGTCCCCGGTGCATCAGTCGGTGCCACATCAATATCCCCGACACGGGTTGGCTGCCAGCCGTTACAGTGAAGCGCAACCTCGTAATACCCCGGCTCAGCCTCAATCACATAAGCACCGTTATTGTCCGTCACGCAAGTGGCAACAACGTGTGCCACAACGGTCGGACTGGTTCTTCTGGCCCGCAGTTCAATCGCACAATTTACGACAGGTTTACCCGCCCCATCTTTCAGTACACCTGAAATCTTTACTGCCATATTCACCCCACAAAAAAGCCCGCCTGAACCGGCGGGCTGTCATAACACTGTGTTACCTGGCTAATCAGAATTTATAACCGACACCCACGATGAAACCGTCAGTGCGCCAGTCACCACTGCCGGAACCTTCATAAGCAAGGTCAATGGCCACGGATTCGGTCGGGTTAAACTGCACGCCAGCTCCCCACGCCAGAGACGTGTTGCTGTGGCGACCGCCATCACTTCCGGTCAGCACATCGTGCGTTTTCCCCTTGTTGTCAGTTACGCGAAGATAATCCCCGGAGAAAGTCGACACACGGCTGTAAGCCACACCCGCCATCGCATACGCGCTGAACCATTCATTCACGCGCACAGACGGCCCCGCCATCACGCTGAACCAGCGGTTACGCACGGAATCCTCATGCCAGCGGGTATCGCTGTAATGCGTTTTTTGCTCATCTTCAGCGTTGGCATAACTGAATGACGTAATCAGCCCCAGCGTATCCGTAAACTCATAACGGTATTTCACGTTAATGCCCTTCAGGTCATCGCTGCCTGGCATATCAGTATGGGTCTGAAGATACCCGGCGCTCAGCGTGGACTGATGTTCAGACGCCCATGCAGGCGCACCGGATACGGCCAGACAAATGGCTGCGGACAAAATGGCTGCACAAACTTTACGCATAATTACCTCTCGCTTTTCTGCAATAAAAAAGGCACCATTTCTGGTGCCCGTATCTGGGTTATAAAATTCAGCTAATCGTGATGCCTGCAGTGGCTTTCTTCATCACCACAACCAGCAAATCGCTGATACTTGCTGTGGGATACCAGCCATTTACCAGCCATGCCGATACAGAAAACTCCAGCGTCATGTGACCGTGACCGGCAGGCATATCAATAACACCCGTATATATCAGCGTATTATCCAGGGTCGTTCGGTTATAAATTTCAGCACCGTTTTTCTTCACTATCAGGCGGCATGACGAATAAATATTGTTATTCTTCCGCTCATGTTTAGCACCGCGAAACGCCACCGCGGGAATAACAATTTGCCGATCAAACGGCTGATCGTCATAAACCCTGACGGTAATGGTCCCTGATGGCCACCTCTCCGGTGCCCGGGAGTCCCGTGGGAAAGGTTTGCCCACTGTTTTAACGAGATCGCCTTCAATCTGGTTCGCGGACAATTTTCCCAGAACCCGACAGTTCTTATTAATCGTGACGTTGTTGAGCGTCCCGGAGTTCGCGTTCACGTTACCGCTGATATCGGCATTTTTCGCCGTCAGCCGTCCGCCAGGTGTCAGGGAAAATGCCGGAGGATTACCGCCGCTGGTAATGGTCGGAGCCGTCAGGCATTTCAGGAACACGTCGTTCATGAATATCTGATCGCCCTGACCAACAAACATCGGCTTTGTGTTGCCATTCGCAGGATTAATCATCGCAATCCTGTCTGCCGCCAGCAGCACCTGACTCTGCATTCCTGCTGGCGTATTCTCAATACCGGCACCGATACCCGCAATATAAAGGCGTCCGTCCTTCATCTGTTGCAGCTTCACAGCCCACATGCTGTTCAGGTTATTATTTGTATCAACCTGAACTTTCTGTATCTGCTGGATTGCAGCACTCTGATTTTCCAGTTTTTTATTGACGGTTTGCGTGATTTCATTGCTGACATTCGTAATGGACGTCCTGATTTCAGTCAGGTCCGGCGCAAGCTGACCGTTATCAATCTGCGTCCACAACTCCTTGCCGAGATGCGTTTTATTGATCAACCCTTTATAAAAATTCAGATAACCTTCTGCATCATCGCTCGCCCGACCGATGGCCTCCACAAATGCCGATTTGCCAACGGTGTTCACACTGCGAACGTAAAAATAATAATCATGGCCCGGCCTGATATTGATACTGGCGGCTATCCAGTACAGCGCCGTGCCAAGATAGCGTGCTGTGGTTTCAACCTGCCTGATATCCGCAATCCGCTTTTCCGAAAACCAGAACTCAAACTGCACCGTCGGGTCATATACAGCCAGTTTCGGGACCGCCGTTATCTGAAAATACCCCGGTATCAGTTCAATAGTGACAGGCGCTGCCGGTGCCGCAATCCGGAACGATACCGACGCCGGATCGCCCTGCTGCCCCCGGGCATTTACCGCCCGGACTGTCAGACTGTAATTCCCCAGCGCCAGCTGCCTGAAGCGGTATGTGGTTTCCGTCGTCCTGGCTGTGCTGACCAGCCGCTCACTGCCGTCGTCCGCTGCCACGGTCAGGCGAAGCAGGAAGCTCACACCCTTCACCACCTTCGGCGTGTCCCATCGCGCCAGCACCTGATATTCCCCACTGTCTGCGGTGACTTCGGCGGTCAGGTGCTGCACCGCTGGCGGCGTGACACCATTCACCGTGCCGCGCCGGTCACCGTCAAAGTGTGCCCCGTTATCCACGATGGCCTCTTTTTCCGGCACATGCTGCACGGCGGTGATGGCATACGTGCCGTCGTCGTTCTCACGGATACTCACGCAGCGGAACAATCGCTGGTGCAGCGTCGGCAGCTTCAGCCCCCACACGCTGTATTCAGCAACACCGTCAGGAACACGGCTCACTTTTACCTTCACGCCGTCGGTGACGGACTGGACCTCCACGCTGACCGGATTCCCCTGCCCGTCAACCAGGCTTATCAGCGTGGTGCCGGAGGATGGCAGCGTGATTTCACGGTCGAGCGTCAGCGTCCGGGTCTGGCTGTTCACCGCCAGTACGCGACCACCGGTGCTGATACCGGCATAATCATCATCGCAGATTTCAATGACATCACCCGGTACATGGCGAAGCCCTTCTGCGCCCACGCTGAAGTCCACGGTCTGCGTTTCCAGCAGTTCCGTTTTAATCAGCCACAGCCCGGCGCGGTGTGCCTGCCCCCGGCTGGTACAGCCAAAGGCATCCATCTTCGTGACATTACGACCGTAACGGGCAATGGCCTGCGTATCCTCCACAAGCTCTGTCGCCGTCTCCCAGCCGTTATCCGGGTCAATCCAGTTCACCTCAACGGCATTATGGCGGTCCTTCAGGGCGCTGAAGCTGTAGCGGAACGGCGCACCATCATCCGGCATCACCACATTACTGCGGTTATAGGTCCACACCTTATCCGACGGTCGGTCCTGCACGAACGTCAGCATCTGTCCGTTCCATACCGGCATACAGCGCATCGCCGAGCAGAAATCACTGAGCACATCCCACGCCTTGCGCTGTGTGGTCAGCCAGGCATTACAGGTGATGCGCGGCTCCGTGCTGCCAAAGCCGTCCGGCACCGACTGGTCACAGTACTGGCCGATGACATACAGCGCATCGCCGAGCAGAAATCACTGAGAACATCCCACGCCTTACGCTGTGTGGTCAGGTAAGAGTTACAGGTGATGCGCGGCTCCGTGCCGCCAAATCCGTCCGTCACTGACTGGTCGCAGTACTGGCCGATGACATACAGCGCCCATTTATCCACATCTGCCGCACCAAGACGTTTCCCCATGCCGTAGCGCGGATGAGTGAGCATGTCCCACAGACACCAGGCCATGTTGTTGCTGTATGCTGGCTTAAACGTTCCGTCCCAGATACCGCTGTATTGCCGCGTCTGCGGGTTATAGTTCGACGGCACCTGCAGAATGCGCCCGCGAAGATGATAATTGCGACTCACCTGCTGGTTACCGAACTGCTCTGAATCCACCTGCACGCCGACCAGCGCCGTGTTCGGGTAGCACTGTTTCACATCGATGATTTCGGTGTATGACGACCAGAGCGTTTTGTTCTGCAGCTGGTCTGTGGTGCTGTCCGGTGTCATCCTGCGCATCCGGATATTAAACGGGCGCGGCGGCAGGTTATCCACCACCACCGAGGCCAGATACTGCGAGGTGGTTTTGCCCTTAATGGTGATGTCTTTTTCCGTCACCCAGCCACCGTTACGCTGTATCTGAACCAGCAGGCGGACTTCCGACGGATTCCGGTCACCCTTTGAGGTGGTTTCCACCAGTGCCTGCACACCGAAGGTAAAGCGCAGACGGTCAATGTTTGCCGACGTGATGGTCCGGGTGATCGGCGTGTCATATTTCACTTCCGTACCCAGCACCGTCTCGGAGCCGGAGGATTCAAAACCCTCCGGCGGTGTCTGCTCCTGCTCACCTGCACGGAACACCACCGTAACACCGGAAAAGTTTGTCTTCCCCTCGCTGTCCAGGACCGGCGTACCGTTCAGCAGCACGCTTTTTAATCCATCCACCGGACCGTCAACCGGCCCTTCGCTGATGGCATCAATCACACTCAGCAACTGCGTGGATTTCAGGTTGTCCTTCGCTTCGCGCGGGGTATGCCCCTTACTGCTGCCTTTACCCATTCCTCACGCTCCATAAACGACAAAACCGCCCG